TGATTCCCAAGTAATTCTACGTCTGCGATAGTATTGTTGAGCAGCTAAATAGTTAGCAAACTTACCCGCCATTGTTGCAGATGTGCACCCATATAACTCAATCGTGCTTGAGCGCAACGGGTTTGTCACCTCTGGTATGGTTACTCGCACCTCATCTTGCGCCCAATCTTTTTCAGGGTTGACAAAACTAATAATTATTTCATCAGCTAATTGTTCTGTTAAATATGTGACTTCAAATGAACCTTTGATAATATTTGACATACCAAAAGACGCAACGGGTGATTGGTTTCTACCATCCCATATAACTCCGATTTTTCCAGACCCCCAACTAGGTGAAGCAAAACCACACCTAGCGATAGAAGTTAAAAACTCAGCAGACGTTTGACCACTATCTAAAATTGCATTAAACGTTAAGCCCTCTGTTGCACAAAATGAAGCCCAAGCTGTCAAAGAGTCTAAATCAATTCTTACATCGTCAAAACCGATGCCGTACAACAATTTATTATCAGAGTCGTACCTACCACGGCAAAAATCCATAAACCAATGAGCAGGGTTGCTTGTCTTTTCAAATACCCAAGCCGAGCCATTCCAATAATTTGCCCGTGAATCAGCAATTGCCGACAACTGTTGAATAGAACCACTTAACTGTTCAGAGGCGCGAATAATTAAACCGCGCCTTACTTGTCCGATGTAACTTGCATTATCAAGTTGATAAGTTCTTAGCACATCAAAGACAGTTTTGTTTTGTAACCGTGAGTCTTCGCTATCGGCTGTTGTCCTGCGAATTCTTACATCGTAAGTCCCAACAGTAGGCAATTCAATAAAATAAGTTTGACGTTGTGGCGTTTGAGATGCACCACTTAATGTTTTGGTAATCGTTTCAGACCAAGTTTCAGAACTAGTAAGCTTGTATTCAATCTCAATTGTTGCAGAAGCTGAATCTAATCCGCCTTTATCATTGGCATAATAAAATGTGCCAACTACATCGACACCTAATTGATAAGCATCTGTTGATGACGTGCGCTGTATCCAACTTGCTTCATTTGTGAGCAGTACACCTGAAATTGTATCCACATTCCCTGGAAAGTTATTTAACTTCCCATTAGAATCAGGGTCTACCCATTCATAATCTTGATAATTGGTAATAGATGTAGCACCTATTTTGTAATCAGAATAATCCGCTGATGACAAACCAAAATGAAATATCTGATATAAATATTGATCGTTTCCATGGTATTCGGTGTAAGGTCTAGCGCCGTAATCAGGGAAGAACCGATGGTATCCCATAACAACTGGCATATATTGATACGGTCTTACCGCATTAGAACCGCCCGTTAAACTGTATGTAGGCGATACTGTTTGACCTTGAGAGTTATTAAAATTGTTTGATTGTGGCTTAGGTGCAAATAATGCACCAATTAACAATGAACCACCAACTGAAATAACAGCGCCTGCGGATGCAGCGATGATGGCGCCAGTTGCTAGACTAGTTTCAAATGCACCTGCAAAAAACGCAGCACCTGCTGGGCCAGCAATTACGGCAACCGTAATAGCTAATGCAATAACTGCCACAATTTGCAAAGCGTCTGAATCGCCACCGCCACCACCCTGCACTGAACCATTGACATTTATTATTTGACCGTCAGCGGGGATAACAATATCCCATTCTTTAACAGTTAACATTCTCCCGTCTAACTGAACGGTAATGGGCTGATAAGGGTCTACGTTAGCAGATAACAAAACATCTCTAACGCAAGCTTTGCCATTTGATACGGCAAATATATCTTTTCTGCCTGCCAATGGTGTCATTGGGTGTGGCTGATATATAACGCTTAACGATTTACTTAACTCTGTTTGTTCCACTTGTAATACCCCTCAACAGCCAAAAAGTAACGCGGTAAGTCGCGAATTCTATGCCTAACCACCATTTTAGCGTTTTCCATCGCATGTAACACACATTGTTCGTTATCAACAATGCAATAAACACCGACATGAGATGCTCTGCCTCGGCAATACATTAATACTACATCACCTTCAATAGGTGTGTTTGTTTGGATAGTTGCTTCTTTAGCTAATTGTTCTAATTGCGTGGCGCGTTTTAATCTTGTGTTTTCACGATAAGTTTTGCAAAACTCTGGCAACAACCCATGAAATTCACTTTCTATGACTTCAATGACTAATGCCGCACAATCTGCATCAATAAGTTTGTAAGGCTTACCAATGTATTTGTCTGACCAATGCATTTTAAAACAAGCCAGGGCTATTTGTAGGTCTATATTGAATATTAATAGCAGGTTTTGAAAATAAGTTTTCAAAGCCTAATTCTGCGCTAATTTCCTGCATTGTTGCTTGAACGTTATATAAACTCATTGTTATTTCCCATTCAATTTGGTCTGGTCTTGAGCGCATAATCTGCATAAAACGAACCGTAGAGCCATTTCCGCCACCTGTTGTTTCAATCCAATACATTAACTCACGACCTATATTGTCAACAGCAAGTCTAGCTTTTGGCAATTGATTCTCATAATCATCTGGCAAAATACATCTAAATGGACAAGCGATATAAACATTACCATTGCTTGTTAATTCTTGGGTATCATTAATAATTCTAATTGGTTCGACCAAATCAGGGTGGTCAATTTCAAGCATAATAAAAGGCGCTTCAGGCGCTGAGACTTTGGCAAGTGTTGATTTGTATTCGGGTGAATAAGGTTTTGCCATTACACGCCCCAACTTTCAATTTCACATTGCAAGTGCCATAAGTCCATTGTTGGCGACATAGGTTGAGCAGAATATATACCGCCCACAAAACGCGCCTCAATTAAACTTCCCGACACAGGGTCTGGCATATAAAAAAACAATGCGCCTTGTTGTAAGTCTTCAGCAAACCAAGTTTCAAACGCTAAAAAATCATCTTTATTTTCAATAAATAATTTAACAGCGCGTGTTTTCATAGTGCGTGACTTAACTCTAGCTTGGCGTGGAGGGCCAGTTTCAAAGTCAGTTCTCAAAACACCGCTTTCTTTTTGCTGAACATACCCGTCATACAGGATTTTTACATAACTAGGTAAGGTAGCCATTACATTGTTCTCCGTAAACCAAACGTAGACCCCATTTGTTGAGAAATTTGACCGTTATTCCGTAGGTCTGTTGCAATTACTTTTCTCACAATAACATCTACGCTTAACCCACCTTGATTTTTATTTACTTGAGCCGTTGCTTTATAGCCTTCTGAGCCTGCTTCATTTTTAATATTGATAACGACACCATTGCTTGCTGACGCTGCACTGCCAACGTATCCACCTTCGGCATACCCTTTGTGTAATCTATCTAAATTGCCAATACCAATCTCTTTAGTTCTTTCCGCACTAATAACATATTCGCCACGGTGGACAATGCCTGCGGGCTCGTACTTGCTTCCTGCTCCTGTATATCCACCTGTAGCGTATGGTGAAATTGGATAAGCCACAGCGCCTGCCCCGCCTGCCGTAGAGCCTGAACCAATCATTGATGCACCACTAGGGCTATAACTAATGCTTGAGCCAAATGAGCCACCAATAGCGCCTCCAATAGCACCTGCAATTTGACCAACTAAGCCACCTACTCCGCTCTTGTTACCAAAGTTACCAAACAACAGTTGACCAATTTGTGATGCCATTAAATCGGCTGCCATCTTTAATATCATATCTGCAAATGCTTTGCCAGTATTATCAAAAGTACCTTTTAACGCACTATATAAAGTATTGCCTAAAGTGCTTTCAATATTACGAGCCGCTTGCACGGCAAATTGGCTCATCTGATCAACAGTCTGATTGGCTTGCTTTAAAGCCTCATCTGCCGCTCTCTTTCGCTCTGCATCGTCATCTAAGCGCTGATTGATTTGCGCTCTAAGTTCCACTTCTTTTTGAAACTCAGCTAAGTAATCACGATATGCTGCAGTGCCTTCTTGTAAACCCATTTTCTCAAGATTGCGACTAAAGGTCATAATTTCACGACCTTGGTTTGTCATCTCAATCAATGATGATTCAAATTGATAGTTGGCTATCAGTTCTCGTATTTCTTTATTTACATCACGAACTGATGAAGATGCCTTTGTGCCTGCATTGGAAGTGCCAACTAATGAAGCAACTAACTCTTGCATTTTATTGTTATAAGCCAAGGTTAAACTTTCACCTAAACCTATTTCTAAATTCATACCTTGAGTTAATTTTAAGAATTTTGTTGTTTCATCAAATATTTCTTTCAATATCTTTACTGACTCTGTACGCCTCTCATTTAGATATTTTTCAGTTTCTGCTGTTCTAGCATTAGCTTCCGCTTGATCAGATAATGCTTGAACTTTATCAGGTTGTTGCGCCTCAAGCTTTGCTCTTTCTTTGAGCAATTCATTTAATCTGTTTTCATTGTTAAATAATTGCTCATAAGGGTCAGAAGACAAACCTTCAGTAATTTGTTTGATTTGCTCATTCACTAATTGCAATTGTCTTTCAATAGATTGACCAAACGCTTTATCTAACGCTTTAGCAGTATCATCAATTGCATTTTTAACTGAAGTCCATGCACGAGCAAAAACATTGGCTTGTTCAGCCATAATTGGCGCTCTAGTTGCCATTGTTGCTGACAACTCGTTAATTAACAAGTTAACGGCTTCTGTTTCATTTCCTTGATTAATTAAGGATTGAATGTGACGATACGTTTCGTTAGTCAAAAAGTTGTATTTTTGGCTAAGGTCTTCCAATGCTTTTTGTGGGTCTTTAGCTATTGTTGCAAACTCAGATACAACATCAGATATTGCTTTTCCTGTTACTTTAGACCAAGCAATCGATGCCTCTGCTATTTCTTCATATGACTTGCCAATTAAACTATTTTGTCTAACAATTAAAGCTAACGCTTCAGCGGCTTCTGTTTGAGTTCCTGTTATGTCAGATACACTAGAACTCATTGATTTTAATGCTTCAAAGGACACACCTGCGGCGTTACCTGTCTCT